GGTCACCGATCTTCACCGTCGGCGACGGCTTGAACACCTTGGTGTCAACCGCCAACGGAATGTACGACGGGTCCAGGCCCTGTTCGGCAAGCTTGTCGCGCCCGAACTTCGCCATCGCGACCGGAACTGCGTCGGTGCGGTGAAAGAACCGCATCACGTCCGGTGGGGCCGGATCATGATCGACAGGCACCCACGCAGCCACGTTGAAGTCCGCGAGACGCGGCGACACGAGACACCACACGTCAAGAAGAGTGATGATCCACCCTGCCGTAATGTCCCGATCGAAATGGTGGTACGCGTGCTGGTGCAGCACATCGTTACCGTTCACTTCGTACCCGACCGGGTACAACTTCACGCCATGCCACGAACCGATCGAACCTTGCTGGCCGTACGTACACGACACAGCAACGTCATGACCGGCGGCCTGCAACCGTTCCACAAGGTAACGGCACTGAACCCCGTACCCGGTCTGAACATGCGGCCCGTTCGAGTGAATGAGAAGCTTCACCGGGTTTCCTCCCGTGCGGGAAGAACCTCGGTACGAACCTCATATTCACTTTCGTCGCCAGGCACGATCGACACGAGTCGTTCGTGTCCCTCACGTTCAATGCGACGCAACAGCGCGTCAAGTTCGGCGCGCGGGACGGTATGAACGGGCATGGCTTCCCCCAGGGACGACGGGACGTAGAGGCGGGACGTTTAGGGGGACGGGCACCGAGGTACCCGTCCCCCAGGGCCGACGTCCCAGGCGGCCCGACTTACAGAGACGCGACTAGCGCGTCAGGTATGCGACGAGATGGCGAAGACGCTCAACGTCATCGCGCACACAACCAAGTGCGGTGTTACACGGCCCACAGAGAACGCCGCGCACCTTGCCGGTGTCATGGCAGTGGTCAATGTGCAAACCGAGGCCCGCGACGGGATCGCCGCACGAATCGCACGTGCCTGAGCCGATCATCGCAGCCATCTCATCGAACGACACGCCATAGCGACGGGCTCGGGTGTAGATCGACAGACACGCTTTGCAACCAGCGACGACAGTTTCTTTCTTGCGGTGGAACTCTCCGATGGGCTTCCGGTGCAAGCAAATGCTGCACACTTTCTCGCCGTTCTCAATCGGAAAATCTTTGCGTCGCAGTGCGGTGAGCGGCTTCCCCGCTTGATGTTGTTGCAAGTGGCCGCCGCAAAGAGGTTTCGTCGAGTACTTCGCTAGGCGATTGCACCCGGGACCGATGCACTGGCGAAGTACCGGCTTGGCCTTGCCTGTCGGTTCCCACGTCCCGGCGCGCATTGCCTTCTGCCGGGCGTTGTTGTAGCGAGCCACCGCCGCACGGCACTCCGGACATCTGCACTTGTAGTGCGAATATCCCGTCGTAGTGCCGTGCGGGGTGGGCCGCTTGACCATCTAAGCAGTATAGACGCTCAGACTGACCGCTTGATCAGGTTGACCGCCGTGGCGTCGGCAAGTTCGCCGTCCACGCGCCACTTGGCCCGGAAGGCGACCTGGTCGGTGTCGAAGTAGCGGCTGTCGTCGCGCTCGACGGTGATGTTGCCGACCGTGCGAACCCAGTAGGCGTTCAGCGCGCCGAAGAGGATCGACTTGCTGTTCGACGCGAGGGCCGCGACGTTCGGGTCGGTGTACACCGGGTAGCCGAGGAGACGGTCGGGCTGACCGCCCTGGATGCCGTGCGTGAGCGACGGGTCCCACAGGACTGCGCCGACGGTGCCGCCGGCACCGTCACGGAGCTTGCGGAGGACACCAGCGGTGGCGTCCTTCATCAGCCAGGCGCACGACGGGTCGTTGCGGTACTCGTCGTTGACGGAGTACACGAGGTCGACCAGCTTCTCGTACGTCGGGTCGATGAGGGAACCACCGGTTGCGATGGTGCCTGCGCCACCGACGGCGGTCATGATGCCGTTCGGCTGGCCGGTACCGGTACCGACGACGAGGTCGGTGTCGATCACACGGCCGAGAGCGCGGGCGATGTCACCGGTCACGAAGTCGACAATGTCGACGACGGAGTCCTGAATGACTTCGTTCGCGACGATGACGAGTTCGCCGTACTTGTACGCGTCGAGGACGAAGCTGTTGAACGTCGGGTCGGTGCCCGCGAGTGCGGTGCCCTGGCCGGACACCTGCGTCGCGATGGCGTGCGCCGCGTTGCGAGGCAGCTTCATCTGCTCGCCGGAACCGGTCGGGAACTTCCGGGTAGGTGCCCGGAACATCGCGATGCTGGCCTCGAGGTACTGGTACAGCGAACGGTCGGTCGTGACGGGCACGGCCGAAGCGACGGAACCGGTGTCCCACGCGAGGGCACGGGCCTCTTCGCCCGAGTAACCCTGACGCATGTACCGCTGCTCAGCCTCCGCGGCGGTCACGTTGAACGAGTACGGGGTCGTCTCGCCACGCTCGTTGCGGCCACCGTTACGGAGCCACGACGCGAAGTTCGTGCGGGCCTGCACTTCGGCGGACACGACGGCCTGCTCGCCAAACTCGCGCATGTTGGCCTCGCGAAGTTCGCCGGCCTCACGCTCGCGCTGCTCGGCGGTGAGGTACACGTCGCGCTCACGGTCGAGTCGGTCGATGTCCTCGTTGATGCGGGTCCAGGTCTGGTGCTCCTCGGCCGACATCTCGCGGCCCTCGCGGGCCACGTCGTCGAGGAGGCGCTTGCCCTCTTCCCATGCCCGAAGGCGCTTCTCGTTCAGTGACTGCGCGTGCGCGATCACGTCGATGGGCTCAGCCATCTCGGTTACCTCTTTCAGAAGTTGTGCCCTGCAAGGGCGAACAGTTGGTGTGTGGTCGCGAAGTGAGAAGTGCCCGGTCGGCGGCTTCTCGGCTTTGCAGGGGACGATTTGGTGGGGCTCAGGCGACTTGGCGTCGGTCCCACATCTGTGCGAGCGCCGCGACGGTTGAGAACGTCGGGGCAGGCTCAGTGATCTCTTCGGTGGTGCGCAGCGAGGTCAGGAACTCGATAGCGCGTTCCAGTTCGGCCGGCTCGAAGTCATCGGCGGTCAGGGCGAACAGTTCTTCGGCGGCACGAACGCCGGCGGTTGTCAGATGGTTCGCGCCTTGCCACACGATTGACGTTTCAATCAGCCGCAACTCATGAATGGTGCGTTCGGTGTAGTCGGCGTTCCACGAATCCTTGCCCTTCGGGACAACCATCCCGATTGACATTTGACGCAACTGGCCGTCACGAACGGCTTCCCGTACGTCTTGCACGTCGTGACGACGCGGGTTCAGCGATGCAGTCACTGCAAGGTCAGGGGTGGCGCGCAGGCTCAGGGAACCGTCGGAACGAGTCGCGAGCGGAATCGCCTTTGACTGGTGGTTGACGAACAGGGCAACGTCGCCGCCGTCCTTCAACGTCTTGTTGAACGCGCCGCGTGCAATCGTTTCGGTGAACTCGCCGAACATGTCACGCACCGTGTACGGGGCGTCAACAACGGACGCGACCCCCTCAAACGTGATGCGGTCCTCTGCGGTTGCACCGTCACGGAAATCGAAGTCGATCAGGTCGAAGGATCGTTCGGCGGTCGCGTGAAGTGCGCTGCGGTCGGTGATGTCACCCATTGGGCGGCCCTCCTGCGGGCATGGGATCGGCTGGCATGTTGCCGCCGGGCATTGGAGACCAGTCCTCGAACTCGCGAGCTTCGTCCGGAACCATGAACGGGACGTTGTCCCCCAGAGCGATCCGGTACGCCTGGAAACGAGCGAGAGTGTCGCCACGCAACAGGGCACCAACGTTGAACTTGACGTATCGAGGTTGAGCAAGCAGCCCCGACAAGGCCATTTCGATACGCACAATCCACGGCATCAACGCGACTTGAACCCGGCGAATGTTGCGCTGCTCGAGGTTCGCGTACGTGAGCGACGACCCTGACGGGGTCGGGATACCAAGGTCGGACGGGTCAAGCAGGAACATTTGGCCGGCGATTTCAGCGGCCGTGTACCCGCGCGTCTCAAGGAACTGTGCTTGTTCGTTCGTGACACCGGTCGGTTTCCATGTCGCGCCGCCTTGCAACACGCCTGGAAGATGCGAGTTCGACAGGCCCGAATGCTTCTTGCCCCACGCTTTGGCCATGTCGCGGGCCTTGTCCGGGTTGACTTCGCCCGGGTCTTCGATCACGCCGGACATGACGGCACCTTGACCGAAGAACCGTGCGCCGAACTCTTGTGCCGCGATACCGGCACCGATCGACTGGCGGGCCGCTTCCACGGGCGACAAGCCGACTTCGGCACCAGCGAGCATCAGACCGGGAATGTGAATGATGGGGAACGTGGCCGGCGAACCATGCACCTTGAACTTCCGGATCCCGCCTTCACGCGAAACGGTGACCGACTTTGCGTTCAACGGGATCAGTTCAACGATGCGGGCACCGACCGCCATCACAGCGATGTACGCGTTGCCGTCAAGTAGAAGACTGGACAGGACTTGTCCGAGCCATGCGGTGCGATGCAGCCCGACAATGGGTTCTTCAAGCCAACCAGGCGTCGCGAGTTGTTCAACACTGCCGTCAGGGGTTTCGCGCAACACGTCGAGCGGCAACGTTGCGATCGAATCGGAGATGAGTCGAACGCAGCCGTACACGGTCAACAGTTGCAACGACGACCGGGTGTCAACATCAACACCGGCCCATGTCGGGTTCGGTTCCCCCTGCCAACTTCCCCACACGTTCAGGGCGCGTTCTTCTCGCTTCGGGAACAGGGAACCGAGCATCAACCGACCTCACGCTCGAGCAGCGCCCCGAATCCGACTGCCAGCACACCAGCCGCGAGGAACGCGGCACCGACACCGAACACGATTTCGACACCGACAACGAGGGCGACCGTGCCGCCGATCTGCAAGACGCGGGAAACGAGACGCATACGTTCCCCTTCAGTCGAAGTCGAAGTCGGACAGGTCAACGAACCCGGTTGCGGGTCGCATGTCCGTTTGGGTGCTCAGGTACAAGGCGAGCGTTGCGGCAACCAGCGGCGAGATATCCACGGTTGAGTCGCGCCGTGACCATTTCCACGAATCGCCAACTTGGCGGCGTCCTGCGCCTGCTACAGCAGCGTTCAACGGGCCTTCGTCACGATGAACGAGTGTCTGTCCGATCGCCGCGGCGAGGAACCCTTCGCAGGCTTGTGACGACTCGCGGCCGTCAATCGCGACAAGTTGACCGTTCGGGTTCTTCGGTCCCCGCACCGACAAGCCCGCCTTCTCCAAGTCG